TTTCGGACAGGATTCTCACGCAAGAATACACCGCCGTCATCTGCATGGCGGTCGTTTCGTTCACAGGCTTCCCGCTGGACGTTCCACCGAAGAAGAAACTGTAGCGGCTGCTGTTAAAGAAATCTTTGGGCTTATCGCGCGGTCGGAAAATACTAGACTTTATTCTCATTTCTCCTCCTGTCTCAGCATAAAAAAAGCACCTATCTTCCGATAGATGCTTGAACTGTCAGAATATAATCCAACGCCCTGCAATATCTAATACTCTCTAAATAGTTTTCTTAAAATAGTATTTCTCGTTTTCTATCAAAAAGGGTTCCCATCCTTGTTCAAGCAAATAATTCTTTGTATCAATCATAGCTAAACACCAAGGATATGTTTCCTTTATATTTTGTGTTTTTTTAAAACTGAGTCTTAAAGTATCAGGCAAATACTGCTTTTTACTAATTATTTGATATTTCTTTTCAATGTTTGCCACTATGTCCTCTAGTGATTTCTGATCCGAGTAAGTTATTTCAAGATCATCATTCCGTATATGTACTTCTACAAGTCCATACCTCATAGTGAGCACCCTTTCTTTTATGTTGCACTTGTACATTTCTTCACACCAGCACTTAAGTATAGCATGGCCTGTGTAGTCTCAGCAAATACTACGTAATCAATCAAATCCAGTTTTAAAGAAGCAATAGCCCTCTCTTTTCATATACACTGGCCCCATTATTGCTGCCGTTTCTCAACGCACGATCCAACGCCATGATTGTCGCCACAGCACCGTCGATTTTCTCGGTGCTTTTTTCTTTGTCCGGCTTGATATTTCCTGCCGGATCTGTGCGGATGTAGATGTTGTCCATCATCCAGCGCAGGACTGGCTGACCGCCGTGCGCGATCCTCTGTTCCAGCGTCAGCTTCATGAGCTCCTTAGTCGGAGGGGACATGTCTTTAAAACCCTGACCGAACGGAACAACCGTAAAACCCATTCCCTCAAGGTTCTGTACCATCTGCACCGCGCCCCACCTGTCAAACGCAATCTCGCGGATGTTGTACACTTTACCGAGCTGCTCGATGAATGTCTCGATGAACCCGTAATGCACGACGTTCCCTTCGGTCGTGAGTAAGAAGCCCTGCTTCTGCCAAAGATCGTAGTTCACATGATCGCGTCGTACGCGCAGATCGATGTTGTCCTCCGGGATCCAGAAGAACGGTAGAATGAAATACTTATCATCATCATCCAGCGGCGGAAACACGAGCACGAACGCCGTGATGTCCGTGCTGGACGAAAGATCTAACCCGCCATAACAGGCTCGTCCCTCGAGCACTTTTGGATCGACGGCGAAGGCGCATTTATCCCACGCATCCATCTGCATCCAGCGGATCGCCTGTTTGACCCACTGGTTCAATCGAAGCTGACGAAACGCGTTCTCTTCAGCGGGATTCTGCTGCGCGCTATCACAAGCTGCTTTGACCTTGTCGATGCCCACCGTGATGCCAAGCGACGGATTCGCCTTCTTCCACACCTTCGGATCGGTCCAGGAATCATTTTCTTCGGTGCCGTAGATAACCGGATAGAACGTCGGGTCCGTTTTTCTGCCGTCAAGGATATCCTTCGCTTTGGAATGCACTTCCCAGCAGATGGAGTTTGCGTTGTCGCCTGCGGTGGTGATCAGAAAGTACAACGGCTGCATACGAGCATCACCGCTGCCCTTGGTCATAACGTCAAAGAGACGGCGATTCGGTTGGGTGTGCAACTCGTCGAAAATGACGCCGTGTGTGTTGAAGCCGTGTTTGTTGGCGACGTCAGCGCTGAGTACCTGATAGTAGCTTCCTGTCGGCAGGTACACGAGCCGCTTCTGAGACGCGAGAATCTTGACCCGCTTTGCCAGTGCCGGGCACATGGTGACCATGTCCTTTGCGACCTCGAATACGATCGAAGCCTGCTGTCGGTCGGCTGCGCACCCGTACACTTCGGCGCGCTCTTCGTTGTCACCGCAGGTCAAGAGCAGCGCGACCGCAGCCGCGAGCTCAGACTTACCATTCTTCTTTGGTATTTCGATATACGCCGTGTTGAACTGGCGGTATCCGCTCGTCTTCAGGGTTCCAAACACATCGCGGATGATCTGTTCCTGCCAGTCGATCAGCAGAAACAGCTTCCCCGCCCATGTACCCTTTGTGTGCGCAAGGCACTCTATGAAAGCGACGGCGTTGTCCGCCGCCTGTTTGTCATACACCGAATCCTTCGCTTTGAATGGAGTCGGCGTGTACTTCTTCAGCTTCCTAATCACAGCCGCCTCTTTCAAACCGGCAGGCATAAAAAAGAGCCTCCCTTCTGGAAGCTCATGTGGTAGCCTGTGCGATTTAGTTGTATTCTCTCAGGATCTGCTCGTAAACCGCCTTCACCTGCGCGCCGCTCGGTTTCTTTGACCAGCCCCTGTCGTACTGTACGAAAAGCTGTCCGTCTTTCCAAATCTCTAACTTCGAAATCCGTCCGCCTGAAATCCCGTACTCCGAGCCTTCGTCGTATTGCTTGATGTAAAAGCTGTACCCGTCAATCGTCCCTTTGATCCACATTGCTTTGCCCTCCGTGCTTTGTTGTTTGCCTTTCGGCATGTGTATCTATCACTCTACGGGCGCCAAATAGCAAGTGAATTCTGTAATAAATCCTAGGCATTTTCTGTAATAGTCATTGGAAAGGAACTCATCTGTTTTTGGGGGTGACAGCGAAACACGGAAGCCCGCGTGAGCCTCCGTGTTCGCTTTGGCTTGCTTCTTAACCGTACTTGGGGCAACCGCCCAATCCGTTTCATAAACGCATCAGTGGCGGCGACGTTGCGCGACGCGGCGTTGCGACGATCTATGCGCTCGATGCGCCCTGATCGCCATCCTGTACCGCCGCTTTCAGAATCTCTGCATCAAACCCAGCCACTTTGTATCCTTCAAGAAGCGAACTGTAATAGAAAGCGCCCGGCTTGTTCGGCGACTTGTTGCCAATCAGGATGTACACAAAAGCATCCATCGCCGCACCGTTCAATCGTACCTTTACCGTATCCTTTCGGTACAAATCTGGCACCCCGATCCAGCGGTCGAGCGCAGCTTCGTCCTGTGGGGTTATCTCCCACAGGAGCGCGGGTACGCCACCGCCCTTCGTCTTATCAATTGTCGCAACCGCGCAGGCGTTGCCACCGCGAAATGCAAGCCTGAACTTCTTCAGCTCCGTTACACCAATCGATTTCGCGGTCGGGCAATACTTCGCCATTTCGGTGCGGTTCAAGCCTACGCCGTAAGCGGCAAATACCCGATTACTCATTTTCCGCAATCCTCCGGCACTCATCTTCGCCGAATACGATCCCGAGCATACTACCGCGATCCCAATTCACATGAATCGTTCCGATATCGTCGACCATCGTGACTGTCCCTCTATCACCCTGTCGGAGGTTGGTGTAAGGATCGCTCATGCGAATCAGCATCACCCGTGTGCCGGATGTGTAATACTCTTTGAGTTGTTTCAGCATCTCCGGATGAATGGTTGTCATTCTTCATCACCTGCTTCCCGCGTGGTGCGAAACGCCGCGTTACCAGAAAGATTTTTCAGCAGGATCTTTCGTGCTTCCTTGTACTCCGAGCCGATAAATCCGAGTCGCAGCAGGAAGCAGCGGAAGGTGTACTTCTCGTTTTCGACTTCCTGTTCCGTCGCGCTGACACGCTTTTGTGTGCGCGCCAGTTCGCAAAGCCCCTGTACCAGTTGGTAGTAGGCGGCGATCTCAGCCTGATCGTCAGTCGTTCGGAACCACCCGAACTCAATCCTGTCAGAATGTTCTGTGATCGTCAGGCTGTCCGTATCGAGCGCTTTCTTCAGCAACGTTGCCTTGCTTGCGACCAACCGCCGCAGGTTCTCCATGGCGGTGAGTGTCATGCCATCCTTCGGTAGCTCGATCGCAAGGCGATCGGGTTCTGCTGTGCGAGGTTTTTCATTTTCCAGTTGATCCGGCTCGACCGTTTTGGGTTCAGCGGGCTTTGCCGCTTCGCCGACCCGTTCGCCGATGAAGCCGTCGTGTGCCAGTTCGTGGATCAGCATTTCGATCTGCCCCTCGTCTGTGCCATCTGGGCAAGTGACCGTACCGTTCTTGTCGACCGTGTAAGCTCCGACCTGAAACGCGAAGCTCGGCGCGCCGAGGTATCGCGTCGTGTCCTGCAGCACATCCCGCATAACCGCGACCAGCGCCTTTCGTCTGTCCCCCGTAACGTTGTACTTGATCTGCATTGTGAATACCTTCCTTCCGATTTGGTAGTCACATATATCACTCTTTCGGGTGTGAATATCAAGCTGTTTCGTCAAGAAATACAGCCGATTCCGCCAGAATTCCAGATAAAACAAACACAACACATGGCAGCGCAACTCCGTTGCCCCAAAGCTTATACTCCGCGGCATCGGCGTACGGATCGTTCAGCCATTTCACGATTTGCTTTCGCGTTTTTGGTTTCATTGCCGAACCTGTGATTCGCCGGTGCGTTTCAAAAACATGCTGCCACCATTCGATCTCATGTTCGGAAGGTTGCTCTGTACCAAGATCCGCGCACCACCAATCAGGAAACCCTTGTAAGCGCGCGCATTCCTCGGGTGTCAATCTTCGAACCGCGTATCTTGGTTCTTCCGAGCATCTTACAGGAACAAGCATGTCGTTGGACGCATCCTGCCCGTTGAACTTGCCGGGATGCGCACCGGGTGAGATCGTACCGCAAACACGCTGGTACGGTTCCACCACATATTTACTGTCTTCCACCTGCTGGTTCTGAGGGAATTTATAATCGCTTGCACAGAGACAGCCTACCCGATCGGGATAGCACACAGCATGGTGATCGGAAGTATTGAGCGTAAAACATACGCCTTCGTTCACGCCGTCGCCTTGCGGTCCGTTGCGGTCGCTTCGCCCGATCATGCTGCCCTGCAACGCATAGGTTTGCTGCTTCATTCCCATATTCGCGGATAACGCTCCGGCGACATCACCGAGATCACGCACCTCATCACGCTGGTTCTGAGTAAACGCGACGACCGCGATACCGCCCTGATTACAATCCGGCCTGCCACCGTTCGCGTCAAGCGTACGCGCGGTGGCCGCTTCGTAAAATCCGCTCTCGGGGTTGTCTGATCGCATGGCATTGCTGCCATCGGAACACACGCCGAACGCGCGGTT